CGATACAGCAAACACAAGGAAATCAGGGGCAAAAAGCATTACGACCGGTATGACAATTATGATGCAATCGAAGTACCATTTACCGATGCAATTCCCTCTGACTACCCAGGCGTAATGGGGGTGCCGATCAGTTGGCTGGGCAAATACTGCCCCGAGCAATTTGAGATTTTGGAGTGCCGTGAGCCGTGCATAGATTTGGAAGTGTTAAAACAGAATTCAGAATTTAAAGAATACAAATCGCGACAAATAACATATGGTGGGAAATTATGCCAAAAAACTTACCACAGAATCCTCATCAGGCACAGAATACCAGGTCACACGAAGTACGATAGACCATATGTTAATGGTAGGCGTATGTATTTTAGAATCTTCATCAGGCACAGAAAGGCAGTATGAGCAACAAGCGCAAATTAACGATTTACTACAAGCCTTTTGACAAGCAGCTTGAAGTCCACGAGTCCACTGCCTCCACTGCCAAATACCGTATGGTATGCGCAGGTAGACGCGGAGGTAAGACTCAGTGTGCCGTAGGTGAGTGTATGCGGCAACTCAGAGCTGCTACAGCCCCAATGCGTATAGGCTGGATTGCGCCGAGTTTTGACCAGTCTAAGCGCGGCTCAGACACATTGGAAATGGTTTGCCGTGACCTGATACAAGCCCGGATGATGTATATTACCAAGTCGAGCCCTATTACTGCCACGCTGGGCCGACACACAATCACTTTTCTTTCAGCCGATAACCCAGACTCCCTACGCGGTAGACACTTTGACTTCCTCGTGATTGACGAGGCCGCAATCATCTCCGATTACGCATTCACGGACGTAATCTTGCCGACACTAATGGACACTGACGGCGGATTGCTTGCCATATCCACACCAAGGGGGCAGCGCGGATGGTTTTACACGTATTTTCAGCGTGCGAAAAAAGATAAAAATATCGAATCTTACCACTGGACGAGTTACGACAACCCATATATCGGCAATGCCGTGGTGGACGAACTGCGGGAAACGCTGCCCGACCTGTCATTCCGGCAGGAAGAATTAGCAGAATTTATCGACGCCCAGACTCTCGTATTTGAGAAAGTGGATCAATGCTTTAGCGAGATAGGGTGTACCTGTGACTGCAAGCCTATAGTCGGAGTTGACCTTGCACGGAAACGTGATGATACGGTTTTCCTTTCGCTATGCCCACGCTGTAAGACAATCAAGGATGTGGATATGTTGTCACAAGTGCCGTGGACAGAGCAGGAAATCAGGATGGAAAGCTTTTTCAAGTCTCAAAATGCCCTGATGCTATATCTAGACGGAACCGGCTTAGGGGACGTTGTGCAGGCAAACATGCAATTGAAAGAGATAAAGTTCGAGCCAATTGTGTTTTCAGCCCCCGCAAAACTTAGAATGTATACCGATCTAATTGCCACCGTAGAGAAGGGCAGTGTCCACTGGGATGACGATAAATATCCGAAAATAGCGGAGCAGCTACTGCAATTAGAGCGCGAGGTGAAAAAAACAACAATTTCGTACAACGCTTGTCCGGGTGGCAAAGACGATATTTGCGATGCCCTTTCTCTTGCCCTGCACGGATGCAACGATAATAACAATCCACAAATTTTCGGACTTTTCGAGCCCGACGAATCCGAAGATGAATTAGAGAGCAACGAGGCAATGTGGGACGAAATGCAATGAGCAGTGCCAACCAGAAACTGAATGACGCTAAAAAAGCGAAAAATGACGAATTTTATACGCAAGCGGCTGATGTGCATGCAGAGCTAAAAAGATACAAAAAGCATTTTTCGGGAAAAACCGTTTACTGCAATTGCGACGACTATAGAATGAGCAAGTTCTATGGATGGTTTTTTCACTTTTTTACCAAGTTGGGTCTCAAGCGGCTAATTGCTACTGGATATTCAAAAGGCGGAAGAGGGATGCTGGCTGATTACAATGGAGTAAATCTTGCTACTGGTGAATTGCAAGGCAATGGTGACTTCCGCAGTGACGAATGTATCTCACTGTTGAAGCAATCTGATATTGTTGTTACGAATCCGCCATTCAGCTTGTTCAGGGAGTACGTTGCACAGCTTGTGGAATACGGCAAAAAGTTCATCATTATCGGCAATAAGAATGCTGTAACCTACAAAGAGATATTCCCGCTGATTAAGGATAACAAAATATGGTTAGGCGTTTCGAGTGGCGCAAGAACTTACATCAAGCCTGACGGTACAGAACAAAAACTAGGCGATACCTGTTGGTTCACCAACTTAGAACACGGCGCGTACATGCTCCCCCTTCCTCTTATGACAATGGCTGATAATCTTCGATACAGCAAACACAAGGAAATCAGGGGCAAAAAGCATTATGACCGGTATGACAATTATGACGCCATCGAAGTGCCATTTACTGATGCAATTCCAAGTGACTACCCAGGGGTAATGGGAGTGCCGATCAGTTGGCTGGATAAATACTGCCCCGAGCAATTTGAGATAGTAGGAATTGATAGGTATGTCGATGATAATCCGAACTATGGAAAACGATTTACGATAGACGGTAGTGAGATTTACGCAAGAATCCTCATCAGGCACAGAAAGGCAGTATGAGCAACAAGCGCAAATTAACGATTTACTACAAGCCTTTTGACAAGCAGCTTGAAGTCCACGAGTCCACTGCCGCAAACAATCTGGACATATCCAGACCGGAAATATACAGCCGCGAGGCAGCCCAAGCTGAATTCCGGGGCTGGCTATTTGGTATCGTGAACCTGGTTGCCAACAATGTCGCCCAAGCACCCCTGAGATTGTATGTAAAGACGAAAGATAGCGGCAAAAAAGTGCTGAATTACCGCACGAAGTCAGTGTGCCTAGCCCACAAACGGGTTGGATTGCAGAGTCGGGATAGCATGATTGAGGAAATCTTCGGGCATCCAGCACAGCAATTATTGAGAAAAGTGAACAATTATACAGATGGATTCGCCCTGCTGTACAGCACACAGGCGATTCTCGATCTGGTTGGAGATGCCTATTGGTTGATTCTGAGGGATACCACTGGCGTTCCTGCTGAAATCCAGCAGCTAAATCCATTGCTTGTCTACGTTGTCCCGAATTCGAATCACACCGCAATTATGGGATACAAGTATCTCACGAGGAATGGTGGAATCCAACTATCCATTGACGAGGTTGTAAGGTTCAGCAATCCAAGCATTTGCGACAGCAAATTCTCCGGAGTCTCGCCCGCTATCGCTATGTCGGCTGAATTGGAAAAGCTTAAAAAAGCCGGTGAGCTTGAATATAGCCTGATGAAAAACGCAGGCGTCCCGCCTATCATCCTTAAATACAAGGGCTTGCTGGATAAAAAGAAGATTCGAGAGCTTGAAAATCAGTGGAAAAGGGCAACCACTAATGACCGCAACGGCGGCATAAAGGTCATTGACAGCGAGTTCAGCGTCGAAAAAATAGCCCAGAGCCTCGAAGAATTGATGTTCAAGGATAGCAAAATCTTTGACCTGAAATCAGTGGCACTGGCATATGGAGTGCCGTATTCTTTGCTGGACGTGTCCGACCAGAAAAAGGCTGGATTGGACCAGATGCTTGAGATGCTGGCATTAAATTGTCTACAGCCACGGCTTGCCAGGATTGTCGAAGTCCTGAATCAGCAATTTATACCGATGTTCGATACGGGCGACGCTCTTGCTTTCGCTTTTGACGACCCGAGCCCCAAGGCTCCCAAGCAGGAAGCAGATGTACTAACGGCATATGTACAGGCAGAAATCATCACGAGGGAAGAAGCAAGGCAGATGTTGGGGATGTCACACTAAGGAGAGGATATGAAGAATCAAATCAAATTTGCCGATTACTACAAGCACCTGCCGCAAGATATTAAGGTGCTCATTGACGCCGAATTGTCCACTTGCGAGATTGACCAAGACGAATTGGTTATCAAGCGCACAACGGGTCAGCCTATCGAACAGAAGGACGTGGATGACACTGAGCATACATCTATAGGCTATGCGTCCACCCGCAACTTGGATTTCAGCCTCGATATTGTTGTACCAAAGGGCATCATCACAACGGTTTACGCCAAGAATCCACTGGTGTTTTACAACCATTTCACCGGCGCACCTCCTATCGGCAAGGCAGTCAAGGTCTCCAAAGACGAGATGGGGCTAAGGGTCAAAATCCAGTATGCGGTGGAAGAATACGAGGAAGCGTCCACAATCTACAAGCTGGTGAAGGGCGGGTATATCCGTCAGCACTCAATCGGTTATGTGCCACTTGAGTTGGTATGGAATGGGCAGACTGGCTTCGACGAGCTAAACAAGGCGTTGAAGAAGGAATACCCGGAATACAAGGGCGACGCAGAGCGAATCATTACCAAGACCCTGTTGCTTGAGGTTTCGGTTGTGAATATGGCTGATAACCAGTTTGCTTTAATCGGTTCGGTAAAGGATTTGGGCGCGAAAGATTTTGAAGCCATGAAGCGGCTCGGGATGTCTTTCGATGCAGAAGAAAAGACCGAAAAAGATGAAAAAACTATTGAAATAAAGCATACCCATCTGCCCGAAAAAGATGAAAAAACTATTGAAATTAAGCTCATCCAGGAGCCCAACAAGATAATCCATCTTGTGTCACTGCCGCAGAAGCGAATTGAGTTAATCCAAGAAGCCACAAGGAGAGGACAAATAGTGTGGAACTAATCTCGTATTATTGATTGAAAGCCAATTATACCCAGGCATGGATTGATACGGCTGGACAGAAAAACGAGAATCTACACGACGGAAAGCACAGGAGAAGAGAAGTGAAACTGAAACTTTTGATGGATATCATGGTTGCCTCGAAGGCGTATGTCGCCGGTTCGGTCGTTGAGGTAAACGACGAATTCGGCCAAGAGTTGCTCGAAGGCAAGAAGGCCGAGAAGTACGATGCCAAGACGATTAAGGTCGTTGAGGACGAGAAGCCCGAAGCTAAGACCGAAGTTAAGATTGCAGACCGCAATCTTGAAACCAAAGACGTGAAGGTTGAATCGAAGTCGTTGTCTCCCGAAGTCAAACTGGCAAACACACTGGCAATCGCTCGCGCAGTGAAGACTAACCAGTTCGACAAGCTGACCGTAGAGCAGAAGGCTATTGCAGGACAGGGAGAGACCACGGCGGCTGACGGCGGAGCACTCGTGGATAACGAGATTGTGCAGGGCATCTGGTCCAATGCGGTTGCAACTGGACAGATCCTTCCCAATGTGCAGTCACGCCCGGTCGGAAAGAACTTCAACACGCTCGAACTCAAGCAGTTGAATGAATCCAGCGGCAGACCCTCGGACTACAATGGCGTGGTACTGGCGGTTTCTTCTGAAGGCGCGACCATTTCGGCACAAAAGCTGGCTTACAAGGCGGCTACCGCTGCTGTAAACAAGTTGACTGCTCTGATTCCCATGACGACCGAAATCCTTGAGGACGACGCTCACGGCATTCTGGCGTTCACGGAACAGCAAGTCGGTGCGGCTTACGGGATAAAAATCGACGAGGAAATCCTGTACGGTAC